AGTACGTTTTGTTGTTCAGTCATGTGTCTCTCCTAGTTGTCGATTTTTGTGCGAACAGTAACGAGCGCAGTTAAAAGCTTATCTTCCTTAGACTCTTTAATGTGAATCTCAGAGTCATTAGGAAGCGCTGCCTCATCATCTCCTACAAGTTTTTTCCACTTAGCTGTTGCCTCCAACATAACTTCATTCATGCTAGATCCTACTGCGTAAAACTCAATGGTGCCTCTCATCGTACTCTTCTCTCTAGTTTGTATGGCGAATAATGTGCGCCGTCAAGGAACGGTTCCTTGCCATCGTTTGATCGAATAATCACATCTCCGTAGCGAACGCCAACAACATTGCCGCGTCTTCCGTTATGTATCACGCCAGTGCTATCACTAAAGGCATCATTTGCAACACGAACCTCGTCGCCTACGTTAATAAACCCAGGTTGAGCTGGAGCCCAGACCTCTTCCTTTGGTGGATCAATTAACGAGTGATTAAGTGCAAGCTTACTAAATAGACCTACGACAGTCTCATAGTCAGCTTCCTTTAGTCCACTAATTTCCTTCCACGTGTTTAAGAGCGCAAGTGTTGCCTTGCCAACTCCTACGCGAACCTTTGCGTCTGCAAACTGCTGCTTAACCCACTCTTCATCTATGTTGGGCACTAGTCTGTCCCCTTAGGAGAGCACTTAATGCAAAGCTCTTCGTCCTTGCCTGCACCAACGTCGTCAATTGCGCGCGTGCATAAGGCGCACTTAACTCCAGCGTCCTTTACTTTGTAACCCTTAAGTTGACGTTGACGATTCTTTTCCATCTTTTCAAGGTAGTACTTGTTAAGCTCTTCATCTGTTCCGCCGGCCGCAACAATAATGTTTGCGACAAAGTGTAGAACGTCAACAGCTTCTTTGATAACTTCTTCGCGGTCTGCGTAAGGTTGATCGTGTTGCCAAGGCTTCCATGATATTGCCTGACGCATCTCTGCAAGTTCATCATCTACTGCAAGCATGTTCCAGCGCAGGTACTCAACAAACTTACGAATGTTTTGTGGCTTATCGCCTTCCATCTCTTCGTAGTTAATAAAGTAAACGTCTTTTTGTAGATTTCTTGTTTCCTTTAGCCATCTGTTAAACAGTGTCATGCGGTTACCTTTCCCTTTGCTTGAAGACCAAGTAGATCCTCAAGGCTTGATAGCGCTTGTTGTTTTGTTGGTACTTTGTCTAAGTATTCAATTCTTTGCATCGTTGAAAGCAGATCACGTTCTGATTGACTCATACTTTCAATTGTAGGCGCAAGAACGTTCCAAGCCTGCCCGATAGAAGAACTTTCTTTCCAGTCAGTTGCGATAGGTGTCATAGAGTTAAGTGACTGAATATAGCGATAAGACCACCATGTCCCTTCGCGATATGGTCCTATAAGTGAACCAAGCGACTCGTGAATGGCATCTTCGATATCTTCATCGGCTAAACCCTTATGCTCTTTCATTGGCACAATTGGATTTTCCAGGGTCTTTGCAACCTTACCTGTCCAGTTACTTTCGGGCATCTCTGCTACCCAACGTGTTCCGCGTGTTGATGAATTCCTTTTTACAGACTTTGCAAGGAGTGAATCAAGGTTAACGCCCTTAAGGTAACTACCTGCGCCCGCTGGAAGCTGGCTAGCAATGTCACTTATTTGTTGCCAAGGCAACATTGGAAATATCGTGTCTGGCCAATCCTCGTTAAGAAGAAACTTTACAACGCGCATAAAGCGTTCGGTATTCTCTTCTGCGAGCGCATGTTGATAGCCCTTCCGATTTGTGTAGAACTCTTTAGTAAGATCCTCTGGCTTAGAGTCAATTGCGCGTAGACTTGCCGTGATCTGTGACGGACGTGGCGCATCAATAAATAACCGAAGCTTATCAGACGACGCCATTCTTTCAATGATGTTTAAGGCTCCGTAGGCATGATTTGCAGTAACGCTTGTTAATGGCGAGATGCCAACAAGAACAACATCGTTGTGCTCTAGGTCATAGCGTTCCCACGTTACGTCAGGTTCGCACTGAATAACGTGATGCCCTGCGTCTCTTAGCGTATTTGCAAGAACACCTGAAAATGTAAGCGCGCGTTTGTTAAGTATAGTAGATGTCTGAGGAGCAGACATTCCGGTGATTAGGATGCGACTCATGCAGGCGTACCATCAGCGTTTAGCTTAACGCCTTTGTCTTCGTGAAATGCGCGTATGATAATACGTTCACAATGATCCTTAAACTGGTCATAGGTTCCGATGTGTGGCATCAATGCATCGCGTTGAGCCTTTGCTGCGGCGACTAGCTCATCGTCACTCATCTTTTCAACGTCTGCAATCTTTAGCTTATACGCATCACCAAGTGGGTCGCCTTCGCCTTTATCGGTAACAAGAATAGAACCAACGTGCGCTGCGTAGAGAAAGCGTGAACGCCACCAACCAGAACCGGCGTGTGGATACGGTGGAGAAAGAATTCCCCAACGGTCATTGTAGAATTCCAATACATCTTGTTCAGTATCAAGACGCTGTCCGCCAAGTTTTTTAATAAGCTTACGACTGCCAACGATCTTAACAGGCCAGTCTGGATTCTTTTTTTCAAGCCATTCATCGTGTGGCATCAATGCGCCAAGTACCCACTCGCGTTGTTTCTTCGCTGGGTCCTGCGCAGTTACTGCTGCAAACGTGTCGTCAACAACGCAACTTGGGTCAAGAGCTTCAATAGGGCCAACTTCTTTTGGCATGCGCTTGCGAACGCCTGTGCGATCTCCCCACGCATACATTGGACACACTGGAACCATACCTGCTGCCCAACGTGTATCGAGCAAGTCTGTTGCTGCTTGAACTAAACGCTTGTCGTAAGGACGAACAGTCTCATCGTCGTCCATCATGTAATAACGCTCGATGTAGCACTTCTTAGCAGCCACTGGATCCTTCTCACGGACACGTTCTAACGCTGCCTCGATATCTTCACGACTAAAGTATGTTGCGCCTTCATCACCACGATGCTCGGTTCCAACGAGTAAATGTTTGTAGATCATTGATGGTTTGTTTACCATAGCGCGAGCGCCGTTAAACACTGTATTAAACTGCCAGTCATCAAAAAATCCAACTGCAGGTAATCCTGAAGACAAAGTATAGAGCGCACCCATTGCGCCTTGACGACCATTCAGAGAGTTCAACGGTGCAAGGTTAATCCACGCTACATCATATGAAGAAAGATCTTCGCCAGGAGTTACCTTGCGCCAATCAACCTCATGACCTAGATCAGTCATTGCCTTAGCTATAAGTGCCGGAACATCAATCTTTTGTATAGTGCGTCGCTCTGTGTTAATTTGTAAAGCTGTAAAGCCTGTCATTAAGATTTTCATTTTGCTCCCTAGTTAAGCGCTGGCTCATTACCCGTGCAGTGTTGCACGGGTAATGATACCAGAACTATTTGATTAGAACGGTGCTGCAGGTGGTGCAGCTACAGGAGCTGGAGCTTCAACTACCGGCGCAATAGGCGCTGCAGCAGCTACAGGTGCAGGTGCAGGTGCAGGTGCTGGTGCAGGAGCAGGCGCTGGTGCAGGTGCAGCAGCAGCCAATGGTAAAGTTGCAGCAGGTGTACCCATAAAGTACATCTTGATTTCGTTCTTCTTTGATCCGTTCCAGGTTCGTGAACCAACCTGTGCACGGAATGTGCGGCCTTGGATTGCTTGTTCAATCGCGGCGTTGCTTGGCGCTGTTGCAAAGTACTCACGGTTGAGTCCAAGTGCGCCCATCTTGCGGAAGAACATACCGAGAGCAGCAGGGCTGTCTGGTGTTACAACAAGGTTATCCCAAACTAAACGCTTAGCATGAGCGCCAGATTGTACCTGGGCCTTGATTGCGAACATTGTTTTTCCTGATTGTGCAACCTTAGCAGTTGCTTCTAATACTACGAGATCGTAATCGCCGTCTGGTAGTGGATCGAAGTTACCAACATCGCCGGCGTCCTTAACAAGGTCGCCCCAGTTGAGTGAAGACATGTTTCTCCTTAACTAATGCGCTAACCGATTTGGTTAGGACGCGTCTTTCTTTGTTGCTACTTCAGCCTTTGGACCGAAGATCATGTCCAGCATTCGTTCAATGCCAAGATTCTCTTGTTCGACAATCTTGCCAAGACGACCTTGAACTCTTTCGCCTGCTTCATACTCGTTAGTACGTTCAACGTACATACGACGAACTTTGTAAGGCGGTTGCATTGGATCTGGATTTGGAACAGTCTCGACGTTTAACGCGCCAAGAATGTCGTAGAAGTATGGCGCTTGAATTGCAAGCTGTCCTTGTAGATACGGACGCATGCGACCATCCTGTCCCGGACGCGCCATAGCAGTCAACACAACAGCTTCAAGCGGCTGTGTTGGGTGCATTGTAAGGTCACGTAGATCACGCAAAAGCGCACCCATGTGACGAAGCAATTCGCCCCACTGCTGCATTTTCATTTGTTCCGTGCCTGCGATTGAGTCCATACACTTAACTTGCAACTCTGAAATAGAGTCGATGATAAGTGACTTGAACTGATGCTGTCCAGTTTGTAACCACTGGAAGCTTTTCATAACAACATCGTATTCACGAACTGTAACTACCACTGTGTCCCATGTTCCATCTGCAGCGGGAGGTGGCTCACGCAGCGGGTCCCAGTACTTAACATTGATAGGCAGAAATCGGTGCCCACCCTCAACGTCAAGCATGAGACGAGGATATGGTGCGGTTACGGCGAAGGTTGATTTACCAACCTTTGATTCGCCATAAACCATAAGTGTAAGCGAACGTTGTACTTCGTTTGACATACGTCACTCACTTCCTTTCTTCTCGTCATTTACATTGTTGTAGTACCCATATGGATCGGCGATCACATACGATTCTCCAAGTGCTTGTTCAGCGGCGCTTCCGTCGTCAAACAATGGGCACACAGAGAAAAATTGACACTTCCACTTGCAATCACGACTTGGTCGTGGATACGCGTGAAAGAAATGACTCTGACCTTCGTCAAGAGCTTTGCGAACATTCATCATGTCGGTGATTGTTCCGTGAATACGTTGCCAAAAATTACGCAACGTGAAGATGTTATGGCGAACTTCGATCTGTTCGTAGAACGGTGGGCGTGCAGTAGCTGAGCGCTTGACCTTCTTTAGCATCGTAAAGATTCCGCCCTCAGAGCGTTCGCCTTCTTTGTTCTGTGCAGTTTCTAACATCATGTATGTAAGGATCTGCTCATTCATGTGAGCCATCGCACCGAAGTCTGTAAAAGATCCGCCGACTGTCTTAAAGTCGCGGAACATGCGAACGCCGTCAGC